CAGCCATGGTTAAATGCAGTCCGAAACGTCCCAGGAACCGACTATGGCCAAATTCCTCAAACTGAAATTAGAGGTGGTATATCGGGGATTGTCAATCGAGGAAGCGCGGCAACGTTTTGAGGAGCTCAAGCAAGAACCAACTCCCGTAGTTAAACAAACACGTAAACTTAAGAAATGAGGACAGCTGCTGCCTACATTTCTAAATTAAAAGCAGAAGCTCTTGGAAGAACGTTTAAGGTACAGGACACAAATCACCGATTATTTACAACAACACTCTATCGTGGAACAGCTGATTGTGAGCCTGTAGACTTTACCCAAATTGATTACGTCGAAGTTTGCAGATGTGATTATATTGGCCCTGCTGCTAGAGCTCCCAGATTACGAGCTACAAGAAGTCTAATAGATGGAGGTTCGCCGTATAGTTCAGGTGCACCAATCGTAGATGGTGGTTCAGCATACAGTTCTGGTTCAATGATACTAGATGGAGGAAAGCCTTAACTATATATAATGGACGTAATTTCTTGCTTGTTCGCCGGCGTGCTGACCGGCTTCTTCGTAGTATCAATTTTTAAGCCTCCTAAGCGGCAGATAGCAACAATTCCAACTCCGGGAGATTCAAGTTCATATAAAACTAAGGCCGGTTGTGTGAGAATCAAAGCAGAGCCAGTACCATGTTCTTCTTCAGCTGTTTCTCTCAATGTACTTGTAAATGATCGATAAGCTTCTCAAACGCAAAGAAACACTGGGATTATTTGCTTTTATTATCGGTTTTGGTCTCGTTGTTATGCTGCTTCATCACCCAATTAAGAGTGAGAAAGTATTAGCCATCACCCCAGATAAGTTCGAGGACAGAGAAGTCAAGGCTGATGGAAAATGTTATAAATATCGCGTGGAGGATGCTTCGTGTGAAATCACTTCCTCTAAATAAACATGGAAGGTGCGACAGATTTATCAGAGCTTCTTGGGGGGCAACCTGTTCAATCTCCTGCATTTCAGCCAATGGTAACTGGTGGAGGTGACCCATTTAGCACTCCACTTAATACAACGCCCCAGAAGCCGTCTGCCCCAGATTATTCTCATCAGTTTTCTATTCTTCGTGGTTCAGTACGCGGATTTTTAGGTTATCTGGCATTCTTTCTAGCAGCATCGGCCATGTCTCTTGCTTTTTCTCGTGAGTTGGCTCTTCGTTATGTCCCCCACGCATATAAGGATGGTGGTGTTGTTTCTTATACTGGAGCAGCCGTTCTTGGTGCAGCGTCCGTTGTTCTCGCGTATGTAATTAACACAGTATTTCATTCATTAGTATAATGGATCCAGAAATCAGACGGTCACTTCGTTATAGTTCTAGAGGATATCTTATCGACCCCCCAGCTCTATTTCATCCATATATTATGGTTGGAGCTGGTGAGATGTTAACCCCTGCGTTTGTTAAGAAATATGAGATTACACATGTAATCAACTGTGCAGAAGAATATGATTCTCCTTCATGGTTTAAGGAGAAAAATCCAGATAAGTATTACTGTATCAATGCAGTAGATGCCTTACATGTAAATATTTTAAACTGGTATCCAGAATTCAAGGCGATACTAAAACACTATATGCAAGACCCAACGTCCCGAAAGATATTTGTTCACTGTCAGTGTGGAATTAATCGAAGTGCATTCCTGGCACTGATGTACGTTTGTGACGTATTTAAGTTTCCATTTGCTGAGACAGAGCTCGCTGTTATGAAGCAGAGACCGTGCATGATGTCAAACAGTTCTTTTCGGCAACAGGTTTTCAATGCTTTAATTAAAGATGGCAAACACTGATCAGAACCCGATATGGAATCAAATTGAAGCTGCTCCTGGCAATGCTGTTGATTCTGTAATGGGTCCGAGCTACAGCTATGCTGAAAATATCAAGGGTCCTGCCTCATTGGGTGTTGGTTCCAGAGGTACAATTAGTCAGCTTACCACGAACACAGGTGCTATCTTTCAGTACATGAAATACATGATTGCTGGCCCTGCTCTGGGAAACCAATATTTTGTAAACACTGGAGGCTCATGTGAAGCGCCCGATAAGTCAATTCAAGCAAGATACAATTACATTAATAATATATCGAGTGGAGCCGATGTTCTTCCGGAAGCAATGAAGCGTGACCTGGGAGGTGTGGCATCTAATTTTGATGGTCTAATTCCGGGAATGTTAGAAGATACGGAAAACTTGAACCCAATTCATTTATTTAGTTCGTTGGCTGCCGATTCAACTCCTGCGTGTGAATGCTATACATGTCCTACAAGTGGTGGAGACCAATCCAGATTTTTGAACAAGGATTTGACAGCCGACTTTAATAGCTCAAAGTGCGTACAAGTTGATATTTCAAAGTGTATTCAGACGAAGGAAGGGTTTACTGATAGGTCTGATTCGGCATACCCCATTCTGATTGCTATTGGTGTTTTAGCTATTTTAATAGCAATGAAGTAGAATATCAAATGTCTGATAGCATGTTTCGTATAAAAAAAGGGAGAGATGCCAGCAAACACGAAAGTTTAGGTGGAACACTGGACTCTGTTCATCAGACAGTTGTCAATTCTTTGCGTGAATCTCATGCAAATCAGACATCATTGCTCGACCAAATTAAAGAATTAGAATCTGAAATCAATGAACTGGAAACAGGGAAAGACATTTTTAAATTGGCTCAAAAACACGATAAGTTGCGTACACTTCAGTCAGAACTCAAGGAACAGAACCAGTTAGATTCTTATTTCTTGAAGAATGCTGATTTGATGCTTCAGTATTATGGTCAGTCTGAATCAAGTTCTGTTATTTCAGCAAAACATGTCGATAATACTACATTTATGAAGTACTTGGCTCCTGTGGCTCCTATAGAAACTGGGCCATCTCGTAAACAGATGTTTGATGAATACGTTTCCAGGATGAAGTTGGGTACTGGGGCAGAGGCAAATGATGTGAACACGGATACGGAACATTGTAATAGATGTAATGTTGCACGTGAAGAAGTAGCAGCTGAAGGTATCCTTGCATGCCCGATGTGTGGCTCAGAAGAGTATATGATGGTTGTATCTGATTTTCCTTCTTTCCGTGATCCTCCTAAGGAACGGAATAACTATGCCTACAAGAAGATTAATCATTTGAACGAGATTTTGAATCAATTTCAAGCAAAGGAAAGTACCATAATCCCAGATGAGGTGATGAATGAAGTTGTATGCGAAATCAAAAAACGACGCATACAAAATATTGCAGAGTTATGCGAGAAAGATATACGAGAGATTTTAAAGAAGCTAAACAGAAGTAAGTATTATGAGCACGCAGCCCACATCGTCTCTCGACTCAATGGCAACCCACCGCCGACTATCACTCCCGAAATCGAAGAAAAGATTAGAGCTATGTTTCAAGACATCCAGGCGCCCTTCCTCCTCTATTGCCCCAACGACAGAACAAACTTCCTCTCGTACTCCTACATTCTCTACAAGTTCTTTGAGCTCTTGGAATTAGATGAATACAAGGTTTACTTCCCATTACTCAAGTCCAGAGACCGTCTAATCTCCCACGACCAAATCTGGAAAAAAATTTGTGACTATCTCCGTTGGGAGTATATTGTCAGTGTTTAGAGAAACTTGAAGTCCAGGAGACCCAGACTAAAGTTCATTTCCTTTGCACGCTTGTTGACTGAGATACTTGTATCGAGCTTTTCCACCTCTGTATCGTTGATTTCACGGCAGCGGGCAACAAACTCGGTTGGTAGCGTTCGCCATTCAACTACGTGCTTTCCTATTAGAACCTCACGTAGTCGGTCGACTGACATGTATGGTCGGTTAACCTTGCCAGATCGAATAACTGGCTTCTTAGGGTCCTTGTTGAACTCCTTGAGAAAAGGGGCAATATAGTTATTGGCGGCAAGTACAGGGTCTTCGCGCCAATACATTGCCTTTGTCCGGTTTACGGTTCCAAAGTAATTGATAATGTCCAGCTCAGTTTCACACTCCTTCTCGATGACGATCACCAGAAAGTCGTCGGCATCGGGATTCTTGAAGTACTCACGAAGAAGTGTGATTCTGTGTTGGCCGTCGATGGTAT